AACACACCCTGGTGGAGATAAATTAGCTACCTTTACAGTTTCAGGAACCTTGACAGTAGCATAATATTATTTTATATTGTCTTTATAAAGACATATGCAACTACAAAATTATTATTACTGGTTTAAAAATGCCATACCACATCATGTGTGTGATGACATTGTGCGTTATGCAAAATCTATTCAAGATCAAATGGCTGTTACAGGTGGTTTTGGTGCTAAAAAATTAAATAAAAAAGAAGTACAAGATTTAAAAAAAAAAAGAGATTCTGATATAGTTTGGTTAAACGAACGTTGGATTTATAATGCAATACACCCTTATATACATGCAGCTAACAGAGATGCTAACTGGAATTTTGAATGGAGTTTTTCTGAGTCTTGTCAGTTTACAAAATATAAAAAAGGTCAGTACTATGATTGGCATTGTGATAGTTGGGATAGACCTTATCATAAACCAGAAGACCCTAATTCACATGGAAAACAAAGAAAATTATCTGTAACTTTATCTTTATCTAATGACAAAGATTATAAAGGTGGTGAGTTAGAATTTGATATGAGAAACACAGATCCAGATAAAAAAGCAAACACCCATGTGTTAAAAGAAATAAGATCTAAAGGTTCTTTAGTTGTATTTCCTTCTGATGTATGGCATAGAGTTAAACCGGTCAAAAGTGGTATTAGACATAGTCTAGTAATTTGGAACCTTGGATGGCCATTTAAATAGGAAAGATATGAAAAAGAAAAAGAAAAAAATTAAAAAACCAAAACCAATAACTTATCCTCAACAATTAAATAGAGAAGATTATTTTAAATGTCCTATATGGTTTGGTGATGCACCAGAATTTGTTAGTGAAATAGATAAGGCTTCCGATAGTTATATTGATCAAGCTAAAAAAAACATGCAACCTGATATAGACAAACGAAACGAAACAAATAAAATTAAAGGTGATTTAGGTAGTGTGTATCATTCAACAACTTTAATAGGTGATCCTAAATTTAAAGTATTAACAGATTATATAGGTGCAACATGTCATAACTTACTTTTAGAAATGGGTTTTGATATGCGTGGTCATCAATTATTTACTACAGAAATGTGGGTGCAGGAATTTGCAAAAAGTGGAGGAGGACATCATACATTGCATACACATTGGAATGGTCATATATCTGGTTTTTATTTTTTAAAAGCTAGTGACAAAACTTCGTTACCTTTATTTGAAGACCCACGTGCAGGTAATATTATGAATCTTTTACCTGAATTAGATAAAACAAAAATAACTTATGCCAGTTCAGCTGTGCATTATAAAGTCAAACCAGGTAGAATGATATTTTTTCCGTCCTACATGCCTCATCAATATATAGTTGATTTAGGTATAGAGCCGTTTAGATTTATACATTGGAACTGTCAAGCAATACCAAAAGGAGTATTAAATGTCGTTTAAAAAAAATAAATACAAAGTATTAAAAGCAGCAATATCATCTGAATTAGCAAAGTTTGTTTACACATATTTTTTAAATAAAAAAACAACTGCAAGATTTTTATTTGATCAAAAATATTTGTCACCATTTAACACAGAGTATGGTGTATGGAATGATGAACAGGTTCCTAATACTTATTCACATTATAGTGATATGGTAATGGAAACATTACTTGGTCAATTAAATGACAAAATGAATAAAGAAACTGGACTAAAGTTAAGTCCTACTTATTCCTATGCAAGAATTTATAAAAAGGGAGATATTCTAGCAAGACACAAAGATAGATATTCATGTGAAGTATCTACTACGTTAAATCTAGGTGGTGATTCATGGCCTATATATTTAGATCCAACAGGAAAACAAGGTCAAGCTGGTGTTAAAATTAATCTTGAACCAGGTGACATGTTAATTTATTCTGGTTGTGATTTAGAACATTGGCGAGAACCTTTTGAAGGTAAAGATTGTGCACAAGTATTTTTACATTACAATAATTTAAAAGGTAAAAATGCTAAACAAAATTTATATGACAAGCGTCCTATGTTAGGTTTACCTGCATATTTTAAAGGCTTTACAGTGCCTAAAAAATAATATATAATTTAATCTTGTGAGGGGATGATCCACCACTGATTCCCCTTACTTTAAACATATTGAAATCACCTACAATCTGCTATACTACCTAATAAACAGGATTTTATATGTTACAAAAACTAGGTTTTTTACCAGGATTCAACAAACAAGTTACATCTACAGGCGCAGAGTCTCAGTGGACAGGTGGAACAAATGTGCGTTTTAGATATGGTACACCTGAAAAAATAGGCGGATGGACACAATTAGGAGAATCAGAACTTACAGGTGCTGCCAGAGGTTTACATCATTTTGTTAACTCAGCTTCTACAAAATTTGCAGCCATAGGAACTAATAGAATTTTATATGTATATTCTGGTGGTGTATTTTATGACATACACCCTTTAGTAAATCCAAGTGGTACAGCCATTACAAGTGCGTTTAGTACCATTAATAATGACCCAACTGTAACAATTACTTTTTCTGGAACTACTTCTTTTCAAGCAGGAGATATAATTTTATTTGGTGATGCATCTACATTTAGTACAATTACTAATTCTAATTTTACAGCTACGGATTTTGCTGATAAAAAATTTATGGTAACAAGTGTGCCTACAAATACATCAATCACTATTACTATGCCAAGTAATGAAACTGGAAGTGGAGCAACTACTTCTGGAGGTATAACTTTTTTTCAATACTATCATGTAGGACCAGCAGAACAAGTTGGAGCATTTGGTTGGGGTATAGCTTTATGGGGTGGTAGTGTTTTAGGTGTAGCTACAACAACTTTAGATGGAGCCATTGGTAGTACATCAGGTGGTAATAATGGTTCTGCTACAGAAATAACTTTAACAAGTGTAACAGGTTTTCCTACATCGGGTACAAACCATGTATTAATAGGTAGTGAAGAAATATCTTACACAGGAGTTACAGGAAATAAATTAACAGGTATTGGTAGAGCAGCTAGAGGAACGACTGCAACAACTCATTCAAATGGTGCCGCAGTTAAAAACACAACCAGTTTTACAGGTTGGGGATCTCCAGCAGCTAACACCGATTCAGTAACTGATCCCGGTCTATGGTCCTTGGACAATTTAGGTACAACTCTTATTGCATTAATTCATAACGGCGAATGTTTTGAATGGGATGGTGATGCAGCAAATGCAACAGCAACTCGTGCTGCTATTATTGCAGGAGCACCAACAGCGTCACGTGATATGTTAGTGTCAACTCCTGATAGACACTTAGTATTTTTTGGTACAGAAAAAACTATTGGAGATAAAACTACACAAGACGATATGTTTATACGATTCTCTTCTCAAGAAAACATTAATGAGTATACACCTACAGCTGAAAATAGTGCTGGTACACAAAGACTGGCCTCCGGATCACGGATCATGGGTGCTACACTCGGTAGAAATGCAATTTACATTTGGAGTGACACTTCTATGTTTACTATGAGATTTGTTGGAACTCCATTTACATTTGCCTTTGAACAAGTAGGTACAAACTGTGGGTTGATTGGTATGAATGCAGCAGTAGAAGTTGATGGTGCTGCTTACTGGATGTCTGATAATGGTTTCTTTAGGTTTACTGGTAAACTAGAATCAATGGATTGTTTGGTTGAAGATTATGTTTATGATGATTTAAATACTACATCTAATCAATTAGTTTATTGTGGTATTAATAACTTGTTTGGTGAGATTACTTGGTTCTATCCAACATCTACATCTAATGTAGTTAATAGATCAGTTACATATAGTTATTTAGATTCAACAGCAAAAAGACCTATCTGGTTTACAAACGATAGTAGTTTATTTCCTAGAACTACATGGGAAGATTCTGCAGTATTTGGATTACCACACGGAACAAAATACAACGCAGGTGATGATTCATCTTTTGATGTAACAGGTAACACCGATGGTATTACAACTTACTTTGAACATGAAACAGGAGTAAATCAATTAGAATCTGGAGCAGTAATAACTGCAATACCTGCAGATATTACATCTGGTGATTATGATATTACACAAAAAGTTGTTAGAGGAGCTGCTACTAACATGGCTGACCTTAGAGGTGATGGAGAAAATATTATGAGAGTTAGTAGAATTATACCAGATTTTATTGCACAACAAGGTAATACTATTATACAGTTAGATTTAAGAAATTATCCTAATGATGTTGCAGCTAGTTCATCTTTAGGTCCATTTACTATTACATCTGGCACAGATAAAGTAAACACACGTGCAAGAGGTAGAGCTATAGCTCTTACAATATCTAACACAGCTGTTGATACTAGTTGGAAATTAGGAACTTTTAGATTAGATATACATGCAGGTGGGAGAAGATAATGGCAAAAATTGTACAAACATTAACTAGAGCAAGTGAAGAATATGATCAAGACATATCCCAATCTTTAGTTAGAGATTTAGATGCCGTGCTAGAAAAATTAAATAGTACGTTTCAAGAAGAATTAAAACAGGAGATAGAAGCTAGAAGTTTCTTTTTAGATTAATGGCAGTAGTAAACCAATATAAATTTGTAGGTATAGATAATAACACAACAGGTGGTGCACTTACACCATTAGGATCTGGCAATCCTTTGGTTAGTGAAACATATGTTATAAAATCTATACTTGTTACATCTGCTGGCACACCAAGTGTAACACTTACAAATAATAGTATCACAGCTATTAAATCTGTAGCATTAACAGCTAATCAAACTAAAGAATTATTAACTCAACCACTAATAATAGAAGGTGGTACATCTTTTACAATACAATCAAGCACTACAGATTCGTTTGATGTAGCTATTAGCTATCTAAACATTAAGAAAGAGGTAACAACATAATGGAAAATATATCAGTAATAACACCAGACAAAATAATTACGACTATAACAAATAAAAAAACAGGCAAAGTATATGAGTCTGAAGAAGCTTTAAAAGCTGCTAATATACCAGATGAAGACGTTAGAAGAGATGTAACAGTTATTATGCCACCTCTTGATTTAATAGGAAAAACAAAGTAAAAGGAGATACTATGGAAGAAAAAATTTCAATGAATGAATCAATAGAAGCCGGAGCACCAGATATTAAATATAGTGGTGGTGATATTAGAATGGGTGGTCAAGAACCTAATGATCAAAGCATGCAAATTGCGGCAGAAATATGGTCACAAATGGAGCCAGAACAAAAAGTTCAGTTTCAAAGCTTTGAAGCTTTTTTTGAAAGTGGTATCTGGAAACAAATTTTACAACAGTTGCAACAAGATCAATCAGGAATTAGATCTCAAAGTCCAGAAATGATGATGAGTGAAAACGTTAACATGCAAGAGCAAATGCCTGGTGGCGGAATAGCTGATGTTGATGTCAGAGAAAAAGTTGCAATGGCAGCCAACGGTGGTTTGATGGGTCTCTACAACAGAGGCATGTAGCCATGTCTATACTGACTGTTAAGGATTTAAAAAAGAAAGCTCCTAAAGGAGAATTTTTAGCTTACATAAATAAAGAAGAAGCAGCCGCTCTTAAAAGAGCAGGTGGTTCAGGTCATTTAGTTAATGGTATTCCAAGTTTTGTAGGTAGTGATTATTCAGGAAAAGGTAATGCAAACACCAGTGGCTATCAAGGTGGAATGAGAGGTAAAGGTGGCTATCAAGGAAGCACTGGAGAAACTAATAAAACAAAATCAGAAGGCGGCAGTGGTTCTGGTAATTTTAATCCAAATGATAGACCTATAGGTACAAATGATCCAGATATTGCAAAACGACAAAAAGCTCTATATGAAAAACAATTTGGTGGAATTAGTCCAACAGGTAGTAGACCGATGGGTTTTTTTGCTAGAATAAATAAATACAATACTGACTATCAAAAAAAAGCAAACATAAAACTAGCACAGAAAAGATATCATCAATTAGCTAAACAATTAGGAAAGTATGTTCATGGAGATATGGACATGGACTATGATTTTACACAAGATATATATGGTAATAAAATAAGTAAAGGATTAGAAAATTTAATAAGTAATAAAGGTACATCAATAGAATCTACAAGACCTAACTTATATAGTATAAATTCTAACATACCAGGAGTAGTTGGTTCATTACTTAATAAATCTAGACCAGACACACAAGTTACATTAGAAAATACTAAAAACTTAATGAGAGATTATAGAGATCTTTCTGTAGATCCAAATATTTCAAGAGAAAAATTAGAAGAGTTAGCTAATAGAGGTAAAACTCCAGAACAAATTAACCCTCCATCACGTGACGGCGATGGTCCACAACCCTACCTACCATTTGATTATAACACTGGAGCAGCAACTACAGAAGCTGTAGAACCTTACACTAATGATTTTGAATATAGATTTGGTACGGGACAAAATGTTGGAGC